CATGTCCACATGTTGTTGCTACCGTCTACCATTACATTTGCCATGATGTTTCCTTTAATTCAACAGGCCGTAATTCACGGCCTTATATCCGCTAGGCGTGGTGATTACGGCTTCTGGTAATACTTGCTCAACCTCTTGCGCCATCACGCCACGCTCACGCTTGCCAAACTTGTCGTATTCGTAGATACCGACGCCGATAGGGTGAGTGCCTACCTTTTCGATGTTAGATTTCAGGCGAACGTCAGACATGGCGAACATGCCAGCCAGTGATAAGCCAGTGCCCAGCAAATTGGCAAAGCCGTTCGATTGATTGGGATTGGGAGATGTAGAGGTAGTCGTGCCCCCCTGACCAGACCCCGCTCCAACCACGTTCTGATAGCGTTGCAGTTGGTCATAAGGGTGTTGAGCGGCTTGGTTGAAGGTATTACCAGCTTGGCCCAGATATTGATTGGCAAGGTTCTGGCGCTGCTGCCCAACATCCTGAAGCGCCTGCATATCGAGGTAATCAGCACTTGCAAGACCCGGAGCCATGCCAAGCGAGCCTACTTGTCTGCCACGCTCTGCCTGATAGTTGCCGCCGTAGATGTCATTAGCCACTTGGCCCAGACCGCGTTGCAGTGTTTCCTGATGGGCAGATGAGCCGAAATTGGAATTACCGAATTGGGAATTGACGCGGCCCTGTACGTCATTCATGGCTTGGTCAACAGTGCCCTTGAGCCACGGATTCGCGCCCGGAGACATGTAATCCCCGTTAAGCGTAGCGGTCAGGTTCTGATTCGCAGCATTCAGCGTAGGAGAGCCAGCCAAAGCCCGTTGCGTGGTCATGTTGAAGCCCATTTCCTGCTCTGGGCTGAATGGGGCTATGGTGTCGCCGTTGTAAAAGTTAAAGGGATTATTAGTGACACTTTGCCCCCTCTTCAGCAGGTCAGTCAGGTACGGTTGTACGCCCTTCCATGGCTCTGAAGTGGCTGTCTGTTTTACGTTGTCCGGTCCGCTACTAGGCATAATCAATGCTCCTGCTCATCTTGATGTGGAAATTTCCCCATCCATGTTTTCTGAATAATCTTTCCCAACCTTTGCGCCCACCTGTCTCCATGAGCGTGCAGCCGTTTTCCTTTGCATACTGGTACATCGAGTCAAGCAACAGACCTATCCATAGCTGCGGACGTCTGCCAGTCAGCGCCATGCACTCAAGGACTTTTGCGTTTGGGTAATTGGTGATGCGGGTGACGAACGCGGCATACAGGTTGCCGTTATGGATGCACCACAACTGCATCCGCTTCTCTTCAATGGCTTGCTTCAGGTAATCAAGGGTGTACTTGTTGTTGTCAACGTCTAAGGCCAATTGCAGCCCTTCTTTCACGTCATCCCAAAACTGCAACTCCAACCCGCAGCAGACTAGTTGCTGACTATCCACCATGCGCCGCCTTCTGCTACCAGTTCGATATAGTTGTATTGCGAAGCGAGTGACTTTGTAGCTGCACCGTCTATCGTTTCCGAGCCATCAGCATCTATCGTTACCGCGTTGCCGGAGGAGTCAATCTTCTTGATGGTGATGCGCTTCTGCTCACAGTCGAGAGCTGATTTGAGCGTTATCGTTACGGCACCGCCAGTGGCATCCACAAGCACCGTGGAATCATCAACCGAGAGGGTATAAGCACTATCCACACGGGTTACGGGGAATAATCTTCCCTGTGCCGCCTGATTGATGGCGGTTTCTACAGCATTCAGTAGGTTATAGAAGTCGTGCCGCCTGTACTGATCGGGTATGTTGGAGAGCTTGACCTTATTCACTACCGTCCTCCTGGTAGTTGATGTCTATATCGTTCAGCTCGTAATCACCTACGCAGTCGAACCTGAAGCTGTGCCACCTTGCAGAACGCAACTTGTCGAAGCGTGACTTGACCATTGCTGTGGTTGAGTCCGTGGTCAGGGCATCGCCCAATTCATTCTTGTAATAGTTGGTCATCTCGGCGGATGTTGGCTTAACCAGCCACTTGGGTTTCACCCTGTCCAGATGGTAGAAATTCTCGTCATCGCCCAAGTCTCCTAGGGTGAAAGATGAATTGCCACCAACACCGTCCAGCGTGTACATGGTGTGGTCAGTGCCGAATATCGCAGGTGTTAATTGACCTTGCGCGTAGTACGGCGAGTCATAGCTGATATTCGCGGGTAGCGTGTCGTAGCTAGGAGCTACCGTGTCCCATGTGTCGTATGTAATCCCGCCAGAGAGGTATTCCAGCGCAGCTTCAATCGTTCTGTCGTCACGGCCCCAGGTATTGTTCTGGTAGTTGTAGACCACACAGGAATCAATCGCCCCATTGCCACCTAGTGACGGATAGAGAAAATAGACTCTTTTCTTGCGCTTGTCGTGAATCGTCTGGATCTTGTAGGCATAGGCTTCGTAAAAGTCAGCGAATACCGTATCCACAACAGGCGCTTTCAACGATGTAGGTGTGGCGCCATCGAATATCCAGAAGTTATCCGGCCCCATGAACATGTGAACCGGGTTGGCGTCCGTGCCGATGTTGACCACGGCCTCTTGCGACATGCAGCCTGCAACGTCAGAGATGAGCTGGAAGTCCCAGATTAAATCTCCGCCAACATAGGTGCCGCGATACATGCCTTGGCGCTTGTAGGCGATGATCTGTTCACCAAATCTACGGCCTGCAAAGATACGCCCTGGTGTAGATACAAGAATGCCTGTTACGCATTGCGTCGCCTTGCTTGGTGTCCAATCCGTGTAGTCTTGAACAGCGGAACACCACCAGCGGTTAGGAGAATCTCCGAAAGATGCTTCGTCCGTGTTGAACAGGAATACGAAATTACCGACCGTCTCAACAATATCGGCCTTTGGTGCGCCTGATACGTCTGCAAAGTCGCTGGAGTCCGAGGCTTGCAGGGTCTCGGTTTTCGCTACAGCAAGCGTCGTATTGCCGAACTGTCCGAAGCGCCAGCGGTTCTCTGCGCCTAAAGCATAGTCGCCACCAGATGCTCGGGTAACATCAGCCCAGCTCGTGCCGGATTTCTCGTAAAGATTAGTCGGCGTACCAGCGATGATGCGGAATGTATCGTTAAGCAACCGAACAGCAGCCGCGCCCCGGCATTCGGAGTCGAGAGCATCAATCCCAGCATCTACAGCGCTTGGAGCTGCGATATAGCCACGTTTAGAGGGGATGAAATGGTCGCAGTCAATGACAACGCCAGGAGTGGTCCTGTCTATGTCTGGAGCGTAGCCTAAAAGCTTCATGCTGAAGTTACACGCATTGCAGAGCCGGAATACTTACCGCGCCAGTCGGATTCCCTGATGTATTCCATCAAGGCAATCATCTTGGTTGTCCACTTGGCTGCAAGTGCCTCGTTCTTGATGAGGTCGTAGGCTTCAGCCAGAGCGCCAGCCATGTAGAGGTCGGGATGGTTGGTTAACAGCCAGTTGGTCGAATTCGCTGCCAATGCAGGAATCTTCTGGTAGTACAGCACAACAATGTCCGTTCCGGTGTTATCCGATAGCCGAATGTTCGAACCCTCGATGGTGTAATACTTCGATGGGCCGAGGGGGTTGCTTGCCGCCGCTGGGTATTGGATCCAGAACTGTTCTGGGGGCAGATACTCAAGCTCCTGCGGTACTGCTGAATTGATGTAGATACGGCGTAACTCAAGGAAATCGCTAGGCAGTGCAGCAACACGCTCAACGGGCGTGATGGTGGCGCTTAGTTCCATGTTCCTGGTACGCAATTCGCGATTGAACTTGGCTTCTGCCAGTGCGACGAAATCAGGCAGATTTGCGGTTTGATCGGCGCGGCTTAACCAGTTTGCCAGGGACGTTTGCAGCTCGGTGTAGGTCGTAATTGCCATTTAGCATCCAATCCTTGCGTGGGCCTTTGAAATGCAGCACGTAAACGTCTTTGCGTTCGTCTGCATCCTTTGGGGTGTGGTTGTAGGTGTTACAGTCCAGTTCCAGCACCGTATAGCGTCCTGATTCGGCAGCTAGTCGTACTGATAACTGGTCGCCCCACCATTTATGGGCTGATTCCGGCATGCCTAAGAGGGCCTTGTGGGCGTTCTCCCAGAACTGCTTGTTCTTGGAAAACATGACGCCTGTGTTGTAGGGCATGTGCGGCACAATATCTATGCCATCGGACATGATCTTTCCGGTGCGCTTTGTGAGGGCTACGTCAAAGTCTTTGTCCATCACCGGACGGAGATCCTTCAACACAAGAACATCCGTATCCAGCGTTATCCAGTTGCCCTTGAGGTTTGCCAGATGCGCCATGCGGAACGTCATCAACATTCCGTCGAACGGCTTGCGAATGACGGAGCTTGTACCCTTGACCTGTGGCGTTACCTCGTCCGTGAGTTGCACAATCTCAACCCCAGGCATGGCTTTCAATACGCTCTGCACCATGAGTTCGGGGAGTCTTGAATCCTCTCCTACGTGCAGGAAAGTTACTTTAGTGTCCAAAGATTAAGTCCCTTCCTATGCTTGCCAGCTCCTTGTAGCCGATGGATTCCAATAGCATTCTTGCCTTGTAGTCCTGTGGCTTATGCGGGAGGTCTTTTTCCTCGATCAGTACAATCGGGGAATACTTGTAGAGTTGCTTAATCGCCCCTAAGAGCGCGTTGTATTCATAGCCTTCAATGTCCAGCTTGATGAAGTCCAATGCGCCAAAGTCGGGTAGCGGTCTCAGGCGTATGTCGTTACCTTCCGTGACATGCCAGCAACCGGAGTTGTTACCTTCGCGTAAAGCGCCTTCATGAGCGGTATCACTGAGGCCGAAGCGCGATAGAACTACGTTGTTGCAGTCCAGCGTATTCATGACCAGACATTCGAAGTTCTCAGGCTTAGGCTCAAACGCGGCTACGAGGTCAAACTTGCCTGCCATGTAGCGCGTCCAGCTTCCTACGTGTGCCCCGCCATCTACCGCTACGCCGAAGTTCTTGACGAACGAGAGGGCAAGATCCAGGTTCTCCTGCTCGAACACATCGCCACCCTTGAAGTAGCTGCCAAAGTAGGTGTCGTGGTCGGGTATCCAGGTATTACGTGCGAGTTGCATTGAGCTTTCCCCAGAGGGCAGCGGCCCTGTCGCCCTGCTTTTCTGCAAGCTCGATAGCCTTCTGCTTGCCCTCTTCAGTCAGCTCCGACCAGTTATCTCCATATTCCTTGGAGAAAGCGTCCCACTCGTAAGTGGTGCGTTTATTCAGCTTGTCAAATTCTTGTTGCATTGAGCCTCTCCGCATGTACCGACTTGCCCATCAACTCCTGCCATGACACGGTAGAGTTCGCGGCCTTGAGTTCCTGCCGCCATGTGTCCGTGTGTTCCAGGTGAGCCACTTCAGGGAAAGCAGGTATGCCCATCGTGTAGTGAATCAGTTGCGCGTCAGGGTTGGGTTCGTCATAACCAACACAGTGATTCCATTCTTTAGGCAGTTCGCCTACGCTTCCCCACTCCAATTTCTGGGGTTGTCCGTTCTCGATGAACTCAGGGGTTAAAGCGGTACACTTTTCGCAGTTAAACAGCATCAGGGAGGGCCATTCGAAGCGATCCTTGGCCTTAACAACCTGTACTGCATACTCTGGGTCAGCCAGTGCGAATAAATCGCTTATATCGCCTTGTACGACCATATCCGCATCCAGGAACAAAGCGGTTCCCTTGTAGCCCATCAACCATGGCGGCAGGTAACGGGTAAAGGTGAAATCAGTCAACCCCCGACGATTAATCGGTAGTTGGTCAATCAGCAGCGGGGTAATGGCTACCGGCTGGCTTGCCCTTGCGATAATCGAGGACTGTAGTACCGTGTAAGCAATCGGCTGTCGAACATCAACACCGACGAAGATATGTAGCAAGCTCTGCTCCTATGTCGTTGATAACGCCTGTCCAATCCTTGCCTTGCCTGAATAACCTGATGCTGTCGTACCAAATCTTCTTGTCGCCTGTCATCTGATAGCGCCAGTGCGGTTTATTTGGTACTAATACCCAGCATTCCTTGCCCAAAGCTCCGCAAAGGTCTACAGCAGCGGTGGTTACACTGATAACGAGGTCTAATTCGTCTACTAGAGCGGCTGTTTCGTCGTAATCCGGTGCCTCTGTGGCGCGAGGCCAGTGATGTATCTCAATGCCGTGTTTTTGGCTGAATTCGGTGATTTCTGGGGCTGGATTCTTGTACTGCAGGCTGATAAACGTCGCGTCTTGCTGAAGAATGGGCAGTAGTTGCTCTAAGCCCACACTTCTGCGCTCTGAGTGCGTGTCTTTTAAGCCACCAGTCCATGCAATTCCTATCTTTTTCTTCGTTCCAAGGCTATCCAGCAGCGCTTTCCACTGTAATTTGCGCTGTGGGTCAGCCTTCAGGTACGGCTTGCCTGGAAAATCGCTGTCTTTGATGCGGTAGTGCCAGCCTAAAGAGCCAATCAGGCACCAAGCGTCATAATCTGCGTCCCAATTCACGCTTTTGTCGAATCGGGTGCCGTGGATCTCGATATTGGGGAAGGAACGCTTGAATAACCCTTCTAGCCTGCGGTCGCATTCAAGAATTACTTCAGGCACAGCATCACTAAGGATGGAGGCAAAGGCGATTTCATCACCTATCCCCTGCTCTCCGCGTACCAATAAGCGCTTGATGGGACTGCCATCCCAATACGGAACGGGTTTTCTGGGTTCGGCGGTGCGCTGCTTGGTGTTGCCCACCATCGCCTCGTAGCCATCCCAACCAGCTTCCCAATTGCCTAGCATGAGGTTGGCGTAACCTTGGGTTTCCCTTACGTCCCATTGGTCAGGATTGATGTTGAGAGACTTGTAGGCGAGTTCCAGCGCCTTGCTGGGGTTGCATTCGTTTACCTCGATGAGCGCTAGGTTGTTCATCGCGGCATAGTTCTTAGGTTCTAGCTGTAATGCTTTATTGAGATGCTTTCTGGCCTCGTCTATACGGCCCATCTTCATGCAGCACATGCCGAGGTTATTCCAGACCTGCTCACGCTTGGGAACGAGCGTTGCGGCTCTCATCAATACGTTGTAGGCCATGCCCCAGCGTTCGGCCTGCAAGAACACATACGAAGCGAGGAACAATGCCCTTGCTTCGTCTGGATTCTCATTGAGTACATTGGAGGCGACACGTAGCGCCTCATCCGGCTCCCCTGCTTCTGCGAGGTCATGAGCCAGTTGGATTTGTGCGTCTAGCAAGTTATCCCTTGGGTTTGTGTACGAGCGTGGTGGTCTTGAGGTTGCTGTATTCGGGCCTATTGACCATGCGGAACAACTCTTTCGTGTCCTTGATGTTCACGCCTTCGCAATGCCACCTGAGAAGCGTTGCATCGCTGATATGGGCGTAATGCACCATGTCGTTCTTCATGCCCTTGCGGGTGTATTCCTCATCGTTCTTCAGTGCCTTGGAATGCTCTGCCTTTTCCTTGGCATCGCCTCCGGTGTAGCTGATGTATGTGGTATCTGTTGCATCGTCATAGCTAAACCAAGTGATGATCTTGGTAATCGGGTCTACTTCCAGTACGCGCTTTTCCATAGAAAAAGGGGCCAGTTTCCCAGCCCCTTCCCTCAATCAGCTTACAACGCTGGGTTGATGTCAGTTACCTTGCCGCTGGCCTTCTCGTTGTTGGAAACGAGGGTCAATTCGGTCAGGATTTGCTTCTTGGTGTTATCACCAGACTTGGCAAGATCGAAGGATTGGAACGGACGCAGTGAAGCGACAGTCCAGTAGTCCATATCCAGCACAAGAATGTTCTGGTCACGCATGAAGCGGTTGGGCACGATTTCATGTTCGCCAAAGTCAGAGATGTAGAGGTCTACACCAGAAACGATAGCGCCTTGCTTGGTGCCTGGAACTTCGCGGTAACGGGTTGCGATACCGTTGAAGGAGCCAGAGATTTTGCTCTTGGTAGCAGGGCCAACCATCAACACGCCAGGATCACCGCCAGCAGTCCAGCAGGCTTGGATAACAGCCTTCAGGTTAGCTTCAGTAACGGAACCAGCGACAGACGAATCGGTAGGAGCTGCAACCGTGCCGCCAGAGTAACCTGGGGTGGTTTGTGCCGTACCCGTACCAACGGAAGTCTTGTTGGTTGCAAGCCAGGACTCAACACCAGCCAGTGTTGCGCCAGTGCCAGCAGCGCCAGCGGAAGATGCTTGGTTACGCACCAATGCATACTCCACATCGCGCTTGAGTTCCTTGGAGCGCTTGGACATTTGGTAGGCCATTTCACTTGCGCGGCCTGCCTTGCTCACTGCGTCCTGAGTACCGGATACGGATACAGCCTTGGTCAGGATTTGGCAGTAGTTACGCAGACGAACCGTAGGAACGGCGGTCTTGATAGCTGCATCATCACCTTGTACGGCAGCGTTGGTGCCTGCTGCGTCCAGTGCGTCGGTTTGCCATTCGTGGAAAGTGGCGGATGCTTTGCCTTTCTTTGCACGTGTGTAGAACGGCGTTTCGGTTGGGGAAATGTCGTTGATGATGTCGCTCAAATCTTCGCGATTACCAACGGCCTGAAAGGTCTGGAACGTGCCAGACGGTACGGTGTTGAGGATGTAGAAATCCAGCATCCCGAAAATAAACTTAAACATGGTCTGTCCTTTCGTAGCGCCTCACGGCGTTTACTTATTCGTTCGAATAACGGGCCAGGAATACCGCTTGGGCGGCATCAACTGAGCCTGTCTTTTTCAGTGCCTTCCGCGCTTCTTGTTCGCGGGTGGTGGCGACTGACTGCTTTTGATTGCTCCCAGGCTTCGATACCTTGGGCAGATTGGCTACCCGTTTGTCAGTTATCGGCTTGCCTGATTGTTGCTTCTGGTAGCGATAGGCGTCATGCAAGAGCTTGACCACACGAGGGTCAATCACCTGGGCGACTTCGTCCGGCGTAAAGCCGTACTTATCAACTGCGAGAGCATTCAGGGATTTCGCAAGGTCGCTGTTCCAGTTTGGAATCTCCCTTGCCAGCACCTTCTGGCCTTCCTCTACAAGTTGTGCCCGGTGTTGCTGCTGCTCTGCCATCTGCTGCTGCTGGATGGCTCCTATCTTGTTCGCTAGGCCAGTGCGGTTGTCGATCAAATCACGACGAGCCTCTTTGAGCCTCACGAACTCGGCTGGGTCACTCTCATACAGGGCATTCCAATCAACGTTCTGGTATGCCTGTAGCTGGTTATCCAGCGCCATTAACTGTGCGTATTCCGCGAGGTTCTGCTGTTGCAGCGTGGCCTGTTGCTGTAGCTGTTGTGCAGCCAGTTCAACCTGCTTGCGTTGCTCTGCGACTTCCTGCGTTTTCCGCGTGTAATCCGCTTGAAGCATGATCTTGTCTTTAAGTGCTTCAGGCACTTTGTAAGACTCGCCATCGACTTCGATCTCTACAAGGTCGGGTTCCGCCTCTTCTTCCTCGGTTTCGGCTTGTTCCTCTTCAGGAGTGCCTTCATCCTCGGCTTCCGGTGCTTCTTCCTCGTTATCTTGGGATTGCGGTACTTCCGGGGGTGTTTCCTCGGCTACAGGTTCTTCAAGCTGTTGGAAACGTTCTTCAATGCTCAACTCTGCTGGCGACTGCTCTAAGGCTTGGTCACTCATTTCGGTGTAACTCCTAAAGGTCTGTCCCTGCTTAAGTCAGGGAACGGCGCATCACTGCGTTTTGCCCAATAAAAAAGCCTCCGGAGAGGCTTGTCTATGCAGATTGGGCGACTGCTAGATTAGAAGCCGACAGCGCGTTTAAACTTGGTCAGCTTGGATTCTTGTTCAATCTGGATTTGGGCCATCTTGCCAGTTTCAATCGTGGTCTTGATGTTGGCTTGCAGGTCGTTCAACAGCTTAAGCATCAAGCGTAGTTCGTGCTGGCCTTCCCTATCTGCTACAGGGGAGGCTTCCCACTTCTCGATAATGGCTTCCTTCACCATGCCCAAGAAGGGGGAGAGTTCTTCCATGAGACGGTCAGCTCTTGCACCGTCGCTAATCTCTTGTTCCAGGCTCATACGCCTCCGTTAATAGGTTCACGTTGCATCTGCTCTCTATGCTGCATGGCTTGTAAGCCCATGCGCTCACGTTCCAGCTCAATCTCCGCCATCACCTTCTCGCGGTGTATCTGGATCTCGGCAATCATCTTGTCTCGTGCAATATCAATCTCGTTCTGTAGCTTCTGCTGTGCCAGTTGAAAATCAAGCTGTTGCTTCTCTTGCGATTGCTGGAACTCGGCTTGGTCTTTCTGGCCTTCCATCTGCAACTTCTGCTGCTCCAGCTTCAGCTTCTCCTGTACCTCTATCATTTTTGGGTCAGGTTGCGGCTGTTGCTGTGGCGCATCGGCAGGATTCGTCCAGTACTTGTCTCCATCCTTAAAGCCAGCGTTCTTGGTGAGTTCTACGCAGGCTTCATAGATATTCGTGGGGGTTGCAACGCCAATCGCCAGGGCGCGTTCCTGCACACCGAGAATTTGCATGATCTGAACCAGCATCTCCTGCTTATTGCCCGTTCCCAGACCTACAGAAACGGTCATATCCGTGCGCGTTTTCCATTGCCTAGGGTCTACTGGCACCCACTCGTTTTTAATGCGTGTAATCTGCTCTTTCTTGGAGTGCTGCAATAACAGCTTGTGAACCCCGAGGAACAGTTGTTTCACACCAGTTTCCGCAAAGGTGCGGGCAATCAGTTCCAGCCGCATCTGGGCCGCGCCCATGATCTGCGAGATACCAGATGCGGTCTTGTTCAGGCTGTTGGCGTCCATGCCCTGGTTGTACTTGGTGACGCCTGTACGCGTTTCCTTGATGGTGTCTAGGTATTCCATCATGGGGAAAGCGGCCTGCCCTATCGGGTTGGTAGGAATAGGCATGATTTCAGCGTGTGGCGAACCGTCTACACGTACTACACCATTAGGACGACTAACCAGCAGGTCATCTAGGTTAACCTTGTTGGAAATCGCTGTTCTGCCGTTGTTGGCAGCGTAGAAGTTGTCAAGGATGTTTCTGAGGATCACCGACTTGATGATTTGAATGTCTTTAATCAGGTCAGCCAGCGCACGGCCAATGTGTCTATGCGGCATGATGTAAGGCGTAATCGCGGCAAACGGTACAACGTCAGCGGTCTCGTTGGCGAATATCTTCTTGCCCACCAAGCAAATCATGCGGCGCTCAGCGATACCATCACCGTCGAAGTCCACTTCGTAGTAAGCCTCACGATAGACCACACGGCGGTTAGCGCCCTGCTCCAGGCCATCGCGGTAAATCTCATCCTCTGCGAATTCGTTGCGGGATAACCACTCTTCGCTCATCCACAGGGAAGTAGCGTCGTCCGGAATGTCGTCGTCTACGTCATAGCCCATCTTGCGAAGTTCGGAGATGGTTTTCCATGAACGATGCTCGAAGAAGCGGCAGGAGTTGGGGCTGATGTTTCGCTCATCGGCTGATACAAGTATCTCTTCCGGTGGGCATGGCTCAATACGCACTTGGCCCTTGGTGTTCTTACGCTTCACCTTAATATCGTGAAGCATGGGCACATTGGCCTGTAGCTGCTCCAGCATCATCAGCGCTTGTGGGTCGCCTGCTTCAGCCAGGGGCATGAGCTGCTCCATCTGCGGCTGGATCTGTACCAGGGCTTCTTCATCCGGATAGGACGTGTGCTCGATAGGCTCAACCTCGTCTGATTGCAGAATCATCTGTAATTCTGGGTCGGTGAGTCCTTGGTAAACCTCTTCCGTAACATCGGTGGATTCGTCCCACCAGAACTTCACATAGCCGTTCTTGTTGAGCAGCGCATCCTTGAACCATTGATAGAACACGAGATAGCCGTTGTTCTGGTTCAGGCATACGTGGTTAACGTAATCGGTCTCCTGTTCGGCTGGCTTCACATCCTCTGGGCCTACAGGGTCAAACTTGACGATCTCATCACCGGAGGCGAATACCTTCATGAGCGAAGGCATGACGGACTCAACGGCTTCTTGTACGTCCATGGAAACAACCGACGACCTGCCTTCTACGGCTGAGAGTTCCCTTGTCTTGTCGCCAAGGTATAGCTCCATGTTCTGGGCGCGTTCGTCCGACAATTGGCCTGCCAGATAGGACAAGGATGTACGCTCCTCATCTTCTATCAGCTTTAACAGCTCGTCAT